GCGCGCCCCATGAGAACACCTTAACCAGACAATTAGCTGAGTTTCGCGTCTTTGATGAACGAGAACGATTGCCCGTGTCTCAAGGCAATGTCGACGTCAAGCAAGGCGCGAACGCGAACGGTTCCGGCGGCACTTCCGGTATACGGATCGACGAGGATGTCGAGACCCGGCCCGAATTGGCCAACGATCAACTCATTGAACGAGCCAAAGATGATCGCGTGACAAACGCCGCTTGCCGAACCTTTCGTGAGGTCGCTCGGTACGCCGCTTGATGCGAGAACGCGATAACCCATGAACGTATTCGGTGCGTCGAGGATGAACCCGTCGCCGCCGTTGGAGTGCTTGGCAGTTGCCAGCATCTTGGCGCGCATTTCGGGAGTCGTCAAAAAGACGCCTTCGCCGGTCAGCGCGTTGTCTTTTTCGACCTCAGCAATCAAGTCGATCACCTTGGCGAACGTCGGAACGGCTCCGTTTGTACCCATTGCAACCGTCGCAGCGTCGGAATCGTTCAAGATACCGCTCGGCTCGTTTGAACCGCCGCCCTCGATGGCAACGTCGTCCAGCTTGACGGCGATCGCCGCGGTCAAGTCGTCGCGTACCATGTTCTCGACGTCGATCGCGCTCTGAATCAGCAAAGTGCGAGAGATGTCGGTGAACGCGCCAAGAGTGTTTGGCGTCATCTGAACTTGACCGATTGTCTGATTCTGTTCGCTCACGGCGGAGTTTTCAGTAACAAACGCGGCGGTCGCGCCAGCGGTCACTTTCGGGATGTTGATTGTACCGGACAAGCCTCCGAGGAAACGCGCGCCAGCGTCAGCGACAACCAACTTCGAGCGCAACGCGCTGATGAGGTCGGTGTCGGTAACAGTCGGGACGAGTTTCGCGCCGTTGTCGGCCGCGCCCGTGGTCAAATCACGTTTGGCCCAAACGTTTTGCACGTCACCGGGAACGTAAAAGCCTTTGGGACTTGTTCCGAAACGCTTGGCGACTGCCTGAGATGCTTCCATCTCAAGACCGGCGTCTTGCGGGCGACCGTTTGCGGCGGCGAGAATTGCACGTTGCAATGAGTAGCTTTCAACCTCTTTCGTTGAAAGTCCGATTTCCTCCCTCTCGTTGTTTTCGACGGGAGTTGCGACAGGCTCGTTTGCACGCTTTTCGAGTAAGTGGTCTTTGAATTGGTCGACGGACTTACCCTCGGCGATGAAACTTAAAGCCTCATCAGTTGCGCCAAATTGGCGACCGATCTCGGCGATTTTGTTCGCGCGATCATCGGCTTTTACTTCGATTGATTTTTCCATTTCTTGAGTATTATTTTGTGCTTCCTCCGATTCTTGACCGTCGTCATCGTCGGCATCCGCGGGTTGTGGCTCGGTTTCCGTTTCCGGCTCCGTTTCCGGTTGTTCGTCCGGCTCGTTGTCCGGCTCGGCTTCGTCATCATTGCGAGCGACTCCGACGGAGGTGTCCGCCGGTATGCTTACGATGCTGACTTCGAGAGGTGACCAATTTGTTGCACGATAGACGTCCCCGTCATCGTCGTCGTTTTCGTCTTGGTCGAACTTGTCGACACGGTAACCAACCGAGACCATCGATCGAATGCCGTCTAAAATATCTGTGAAAATCTCTTGCCCGAGTGCGGATCGGGAAAAGCGCACCTTGGCGCGACCGACTCGATCCGGGTCAATGCGGGCATCCTCGACGACGCCGATTTGTTGCCCGCGATCGTGTTCGAGTAAAAGAGGGGCCGCGTTGTTTAACCGATCGAGGTTGACGCTTTTTGGGTCGTGATCGAGTACCTCATGCCCGAACGAGCGTTCGACCGGTTCCTCGCTTGAAAATGCAAGTTCGACCGTCCGATTTTCTTCGTCGATCGCGCTGCGTTCAAACTCAATCGTCCGGTGTTGCACTTGGTTTGTCGGTTTCGTCACCATTTTATTTGTCCTCATTGGTAGCGGTTTCTTTTGGTTTAAATGTTTTGATCGCTGACATCATCTTTTCGACGGTCGCATCATCGAGACCGAGGGAAATCAACAACTCGACTCCGGCTTTTGCGGGCATTCTTCCGGCGACGATTTGTTCAATCACCGAAAGTGCGGCTTGTATTTGCGCCCCGTTGAGTCCCGCGTCCGCCGCGACTGCCAAGTTGTCGGGTGCTTCGTCGCTTGCTGGCTTGCTTGCTTTTGCCGGTTTGCCGCTTGGTTGTTCGTCGTCGTCGCTTTCGTCGGTTGCCTCAACGACCGGCGCATCACCCAAGACAATCCCCGCGGACTCGATCAAGTTTTGATCCTCGCGCAAATCATCAATGACATCCTCGAAGTCGCCGCCCATCTCACCGACAACTTGACGCCTTGATTTCAGTCCGGCCTCGATGCTGGTGATGTTGGCTTGCACGTCTTTGAGCGGATCTACCCACGCCCAACGACGACCGCGAAACTCGGCGGCATTAAATTTGTCGTATTTTTCGGCGGGCAACTTGAGGTTGTCGGTCAAAAGTGCCTGTTCAAGCCAAGCGTTAAAAACCGGGCGGCATAAGTGGTCGACAATAAAATTTTGGAGTGTCTTGTATTCTTCGCGTTCATCCAAGAGACCGGCTCGGATTGACGAGTAGTTGACCCCCTCGAGGTCGTTCGCCAGCGTGTTGTAACTTACGCCAAGACCGCTTGAAACGCCGCGCAAAACCGCCTTGTTGAAATCACCAAACGCCGAGTTTGGATGTTGAAAATCTACGGATTTGAAATCAAGCCCACTCGGGAGTCTCTCAAAACTTCCCGGTTCCATTTCGTGGATGAGATTGCCGTCGTCATCCTCGCTTGAAACGTAACCGTCGGGACTTGCTTCGACGTAAAAGCCCATCTTGCTTGCGCTGATGCGAGCGGCAACAAGTTCCGCCTCCCGGTAACCCTCAAGCATCTTGAGACCCATGATCGCGCTCGATAGCCAAGGCACGCCTTGAGTTTGGCCGGGTCGGTCTTTTACGAACAAATGAAGTATTTCGGACGCCGGGACGCGCTCGCGTTTGTTGCCCGCATATCCGTTGATCATGTGATCGCCCGGATGACGTTGCAAAATGTGATATGCGACCGGCTTGCCAAACTTATCGGTTTCAATGCCAAACCGGACTTGCCCGTTTTCGGTCTTATCGTTGAAATCGTGATCGACGTGATCCGCCTCGATGACTTGCAACGCAAACTTGTGCGGGTTGTTGTAACCTCGGACGAACCGAATCAAGACCGATCCGTCGCGCGCCATTGATCGGAGCGCGAGACGTTGCACGTCAATCCAAGTGGTGCAACCGTCAACGCAACAATTGTATTTTGACCCCCAATCACCAAACGCTTGCTCGATCTTGCTGTTTGCTTGCTGATCGAGGTTGCCGCTGAAATCTCGGCTTTTCATTTGTAAGCCGATTCCGTTTGAGCCAAGTACGTTGTTCTCGATTGCCTTAAAATAACGACGTGCGTAGTCGTTGTTTCGCTCAAGTTCTCTTGAACGCGCTCGAAGCGTCTTGAGGTCGCCTTTGATCTCGGCGTCGCCGCTTGTGATTGCAGTCGCCCAATCGTTCGTTAAGCGGTTGACCTTGGCCGCGGCAAAACTCCGCTTTGCAACTTTCGGCTCAAATCCGAAACGATTGGCCAATCGCGTCAAAAATTGTTTCATTGAAATCTTGTGAGGATTCGACGCCCGGAGCCGCGTCCCATCTTGAGACGTTCCGCGGCTTTTTCGCGCTCAACCTCGATGCGGTAACGTGAGCGGAGCGCAAGTAAATCGGCGTGAGGTATCGAGGAAAGCGAATTGCCTTCGACTGAAAAATTAAGAATCTCTTTTGTTGCGCGTGATTCGAGAACCGCCTCGATCGCGTCGATGACTTTTTCGGCGTGAGTTCTTGGATCGTAACTCGAGGCGGCGGTCGCTGGATTAGTTTTGACCTCGAGAATGCCGTTGAACACCTCGTAACGCTCGCCGGACTTCGTGACGTAGCCGCGAAAGTCCCAAGTTCCGGGCGTGTAGCTTGCAGTTGTCGCGGCGGCAACGGTCACAAGATGCGCGTCAACGTTCGCGCTTGAGGTGATTGTGATTGCGCTTGAGCCGGATTTTCGGAGGTAGTAGGTCAACGACCAAGAGTCACTCGCCGGATAATCCGACAAACTCCGTTCCCACTTCCATGTATCACCGGCAACCAGCGTTTCCGGTTCTTTCGTCGGAGTCGATGCCGCCATTTAATTTTGCGCCAATGGTAGCGACAAAAAAACCGCCGGGTTGATCCGGCGGTCGACTTTTAATCGTTTTGTTTTCGAGGTCGGCCTCGAGGGCGCGAACCGGGGCGGGGCGGTTTCGCACCGTTCTCCCGACTTGCTTCCGCTTTGGCTTTTGACGTTTTTGCACCTAGTAGAGATGCGACTTGGACGTCTTTGCCGCAATGCGGGCAAGTGACTTGTTTGATCATGGCGTGCCTCCGGTGTTGTAACCCGCGACGGAATTTGTGTCACAATAGTCGTAAACATCGGCAGAATCATCGACGACCGGCTTGGCCTTTGCTTGCTGTTCTTTCTTTAAATCGAAATATGCGTTTATTGCATCCTCGGACAACCAAAAAATCGGCCCGGTTTGACCCTCTGCCATGTCGTCGGTGTCACAATACCCAATGCCTTTTTGTTCCATTGAGCTAATCAATCCCGCAACTTGG